CATCCACTCCAGGCACAGAAACAGTCACTTCTGACCTTCCACCTCGCAATACGATACTGCTAATGTTGAACGTCGGTACCGCAACACCGTTGTCGATTGGGAGAGCTCCACCAGCCGGAAGCCAAAAAAAATTACCAGCTGTAAAAGGCAACAGCGGGATAACACCAGTCTTACTCGCAGTTCCCAGACCAGCCTGAGTGGGAAAGTTGAAAGGTGTACTCAAAAGGGACCGATAGTGAGGTTGAAAAGTAGTCGACGACAGCAAAAGACCACGATACGACTTGCCACTCCTCTTCCGAGACTTGTACTTAGTACTTACATAATTCCCCTTCTGTGCAGAGATAGTGCGACCACCACGCTTTGAACGCCTTCCACGACGACCACCACGCCTTCTCACGCGTTTGATACGGCCTGACCGGCGACTTCGACGAACGGGGCCAAAGATAGGCATCGTTGAACGCGCAGGAAGCGCACCACCTCGTTGGCCCGCAGTCGCAGTGGCGTTGAGCTTGTTCGCGTGCTTGTACAGGTAATTTAGTAGGTTGTATGCTTGCGCCCCTTGCCGGATAATTTCCGAAGCCATCCGAAACGCAGGGGGAACGCAGGGGCGAGGGCATGCTATTTATACCCCTGCGTCAGGGGGGCGAGGCAACTGAGCCGTCATACTGTATATGCACCTCAGCAAAAACTATAAAGGGAGAGCCGGGCATCGGTAATACTGTCGCCAACGATGTTGGCGCGATGCCCGGTGAAGCCCCACCACGTAGACGCCGTCCGACCACCAGAGGACCCCGCAGTAGGGGGTGGACGTTCACTTTAAACAACTATACCGAGCCTGAAATCGTATCATTACTGGACTGTATCTCACACTCTGGGTGCAACGGGTAAGCGTCTCACGTTCTCAGCGTATTCTTGAGACGGGGGTCCTCATGCACCCCCGTTGTAACTTTAGATACGTATTCCAAGAAGAAGTGGCGCCGGACACGGGGACCCCCCACTTACAAGGGTTCGTATACCACAAGAACCAAGTCGCAGTCTCGACTATAAAACAGTGGAACCCCCGCCTACACTGGGAGGCAGCACGCAGCGTTTTCAACAGCGTCGCATACTGTAGCGACGCCGCGAAGAGAAAGCCACTAGGACGCGTCTGGAGCGAAGGTTACCAGTTACCACCCGAACCGACCATATACACAATCGACGAGGCCGACCTCTACCAATGGCAGAAGGAGTTATTGGTGGAACTACGCGCTCCTCCGGACGAACGAAGGATTACGTGGTACTCCGACGCTATAGGTGGATCCGGCAAAACCGCGTTCGCCAAGTTCATCATGACGACGTTCCCCGGATCCCTATTCTTCTCAGGGGGGAAGTTCGCCGACATGGCGTATCAGGTCATTCGGGCCAAAAAAGACCCAGCAATCATCGTGATCAACTTACCTCGAACGGCCGACGGGAAGGTTTCCTACTCGGCGATCGAATCAATGAAAGACGGAATTATCCAATCAGGGAAGTACGAAGGGGGCTGCAGGATCTACGCCCCGCCACACCTGGTAGTCTTCGCGAACTTCCTTCCAACAGTCGAAGCACTAAGCCTGGATCGGTGGGACATAAGAATCTTAGAAGAACGAAGAAGGACTTCGTAGATCCAGACATCGAACCACCCTCCCAGATAGATTACGGCCCAGAAGACTTCCGTGACTGGACCCACATCCTTGACAACCTGTATTCCATACCAGAGTGTACTTGCGACGCATGCCGCATGGAATAAAATAACAATTTTGACATACAATGTCGGGGGGGCCTGGCGGCCCCCGGACGTGTAATGGTGAGGGTCCGTCACCGGACCCTCTTTCGCCTCCGGCGAACACGAGTGAGAAGGACAGGAAGTAGTTTTATTAAAAACTATATACTTACACTAAGTTTCATTTCCAGTGAAACTAATACTATGACTAACAACAAAATCCACCTCCGCCGCAAGCAGGCTGTTGTTCGTCATCTTCGTCACCGTGAACACGTAACCCAACGTCTCCTCCTCATTCGCATACGAATCAAAATCAATCTTCCGGGGACGGAAGCTATCGAAAAACGAAACAGGACGCGATCCGGGAAGTAGGATATACTCCTTAGACGTAAGCACCTTACAGAATTGTTGCCAATCAATGAAATGCGTAATGTCCCAAAGAGGTGGTACAACACCCAACGCAGCGAACGCAGCAATAGTAGGACCGGCATTCTTATTGACGTAAATTTTCCACATGCGAAGCTTAACAGCATCCACTCCAGGCACAGAAACAGTCACTTCTGACCTTCCACCTCGCAATACGATACTGCTAATGTTGAACGTCGGTACCGCAACACCGTTGTCGATTGGGAGAGCTCCACCAGCCGGAAG